CTATTTGCCTTTTCGCTCGCTGCTTATAGCCGCCTGCAATGCCACGTCAACTTGCTCCGCTGCGTCGGCCTGCATTCCTGGCATGACATGCGAATAAAGGTCTAGCGTGATGCCGATGTTCGAATGCCCCAAGCGCTCGCTTGCTATCTTCGGGTGAACGCCGGCCGAAAGCATCTGCGTGGCGTGGGTATGCCGCAAATCGTGGAATCGGATGCGGGGCAGGGATGTCTTGCCGAGAACGCGCACCCACTCATGCGTGAGGGAACGGGGCTGGAGGGGCTGGCCATCGACCTGGGCGACAACGAAGCTGTCGGCGTCCGGACGAATTCCTAGGCGCAACTGCTCCTCAGCCTGACGCGCGCGATGCGCCTTCAGTTCGGCGACAGTGCTGGCCGACAGCGCCACGGTGCGCGCCCGCCCTGACTTCGGCTCCTTGTACCTGACGCCGTCGTTGGTCTGCTCGGCGCTTTCTTCGATCGACATCTGCCGGCGATTGTCTCCAAGCTCCAGATGCCGCCAGCGAAGGGCAAGGATCTCTCCGCGACGCAAGCCGCACGTCACCGCCAACAGGATCGGGATATACATCCTCGTCGGCCGAAGGGTTTCCAGCAGCGTAGCTGTCTGGCTGACATCGTAGGCGAGCATCTTCTGCCGCTCGACCTTGGGTGGCGTCGTCGCCAATGCCGGGTTGCGTGACAGCCGCTCCCAGGTCACTGCCTGGCCTAGGGCCTTAACCAGCACTCGACGGTAATGATGGACCGTTCGCGGCGCCAGCGGCGGAAGGGCGTTCGACGGCCCGCCATCTTTCTTTTTGCGATGGTCGACGCGTGGCGCCGTCAGTGCAGTCGTAAAGGCCGCGTCAATCCGGTCCGTTTTCAGTTTGGACAGAATCACGTTGCCGATGAGTGGCGCCAGCCCCTTTCGGCAAATCTCGGCATAGCGTTCGAGCGTCTTTGGTGCGACCGACGGCTTGATAAAGCCAAGCCACTCGTCCAGGAACTCGGCTACCGTCTGCTTGGTCGGCTCGACATAGAGGCCTTGGTCAAGAACCGTGATGAGGCGCGAGCATTCCTTCTGCGCCTCGCGCTTGGTGCCGGTGAAGCTATGCCACTTTCGCTTTTTCTTGCCGGTCTTCGGGTCAATCTCGCCGACGTCGAGGACGATTGCCCAATGGCCTGGGCTGCGTTCGCGGATATGGCCTTTCATTCGCTCACCTCGCGTTTCTCATGGGCTTGTTGGCGCTGGGCCTGGATTTTGTCTCTCCGCTTTCTCCACCATTCAAGCTGAACTTTGCGAGATGCGCCGATCGCCAGCAAGACTTCTTCGTTGGGATACTCCTCCGCCGCTAGGCGGTCGGCGTCTTTGATCGCCTCCGAAAGCGCAGGGTTGTTTATGAGTGGCGCTATTTCCACGAGCAGGCGAAATAGATTGTCCTGAGCTTCAATCTGTCGGTTGAACACGAAATTCACGGAGTCAAAGAGCCTATGAGCAATGGCTTTGTCCACCTCGACTTGGGGGGCATCCTCCACCTCCAAGCCGGCGAGGACTAGTTCAGGGATATCTGTTGCTTCTGCTGCAAGGTCGAGAACATCGGCCACATCTTTGACGATTGACGGCATCGACCGCACCGTTCGCATTCCAATCTGAACAAGGCGGCGCATCGCGTCCGATCTCGTTGCAACCTTGTTTGCGTGTTGCCAATTGTCGACGGCCTCCAACTCCTCAGGCGAAATGAGCATGTGGAGCCGCTCAGTCTTCTCGCGCCCCTTGTACCCCTTCGGCATCGGCTGTCCCCATTCGTGTGAAATTGGGGAATATGCACATATCCGCGTTGCGAACAATGCCGAATTGGCTTAGAACGAGATATGCACATATTCCGCATAACCCAATGGAGGTCACTTTGACGCTTGATGAAGCTCTGGCGCGCCCAACGGTATCTGTTCCGGTTGCGGGCGCAGTTTTTTACGATTTGGGCCGAAACGCTGCCTACAGCGCGGCGAAGAGAGGGGACTTCGAAACGATCAAGATTGGCGGCCGGATTGTAGTCCCGGTGGCGCCGATCGCCGCCCGGCTTGGCCTTCAAATGAGCGTCAATGAGAAGAAGGCGGTTGCTGCTTGAGCGCCGGTCAGAAAGATCGGACCACCAAGGGCAAGACCTACAATCTAGTCAGGAAGCGCACCAAGCCGCCTGTCGACGAAAACGGCTGGCAGGCTTTGACGGCCGACTTCATGGAGTCTGACGCGTTCCGCACGCTTAGCGGCAACGCCTACAGGGCACTCTTCCGGTTGATAATTGAACACGTCTCGCACGGTGCACTTAGCAACGGCCGGCTTGTCGTGACCCATGCTCAGTTCATCGACTACGGCGTGACCGGCGAATACGTGGCCGATGCGACCGGTGAGCTCGAGTTCAAAGGGATAATTCGAGTGAAGCGTGGGAAGGCTGGCGATGGCACGTCTCATCCGAACACATATCGCCTGACCTTTACCGGGGATTTCGAAGGGGCAGCTGCAACAAACGAATGGCGCCGTTTCACTATGGCAAAGGCGAAAGAGTGGTCGACAACAATCAGGAAGCAATTGGCCGAACAGCGCGGCAAACTCGGGCGGAAGAAAAAAACCTCGCTTCGGAATCCCGAAATGCCGCCGCTTGGGAATTCCGAAATGCGTCAGGCCTCGTGATGATTTCAGCGCCAAAAAATCTCATGAATTCAATAGCAAGGACATTTCGGAGTTCCGAAATCCTATACATATATCGGAGGGGATATCAATGCGGAGTCTGAGAGCACAGCCGATCACTGATGCATCGTGTGACGTCTTACCCTTCCCGACAAATCGCCGGGTCGGAAAGATCCGTCGAACCGTCGAAGTTCTGTCCGATCGATCCGGAAAGGGGGCCGACCAGTACTGGAAACAGGTGATTGCAGGTATGCGGACCCAGATGGTGTCGGCCGGCTTGGCCGATGACGTCATCGAGAGGGAACTAAGGGCTTTCGCCGACGAGGTTTTTGGCCGGATCAGTCACAGTCCTCGACCTGAAACGAACGGTGCAGCATGAAGGGAAAAGACCACATGAAATACGTTTGGCCGGCCGGTCTCGAACCGCTGCGCAAATGGCTAGTAGCTCAAGGGGTCGACACAAAGTCGATCGTCAGCGAGCGACAAGCCGCGTTCTTCGTCCAGAAACTGAGCGACCAGCGCATTAAGTTTCCGGCTGATCGCACGGCCCCGCATTTCCCGCTGCTCAAGAAGCTGCAGGATATCATTTGCACAGGCGCGGCGACGCCCCGGCCTGTGCCGACGCGCGGTCAACCGTTCGTGGCCAAGAAGAAGGGCAAGGCAAGGCCTTCGCACGGACAAACACACGAGATGCCATCTGACGCGCTGGTGATCTACTGTGATGGCTGCTGTGAACCAAATCCCGGCGTCGGCGGGTGGGGTTTTGCAGTCTATCGGGACGGCGTTGAGATTGATGCCAGCTTCGGCGGCGCGGCCACTGCCACAAACAACACCATGGAACTAACCGGCCTGCTGATGGCGTTGGCTTGGGTCGCGGCCTCGGCACCGGCAGAGCCTGCCGTGATCTATTGCGATAGCCAATATGCCGTCAAAGGGCTGAACGAGTGGGTGCCAGGTTGGAAGGCCAAAGGCTGGAAACGGAAGGGCGGGAACGCCAGCGAGAAAAACCAGTCCATCGCGAACCTGGCCTTATGGCAGGCTATCGATAGGGCGCGGGATGAACTGCAGTTCATCAAGGTCAAGTGGGTGAAAGGCCATGCCGGCGCCGTGGGCAACGAGCGAGCCGACGAATTGGCAGGGCAGGGGCGGGAACAAGCCGTCCCGGCCCCAGTGTCGCCGCTGGATTTAATCCGCCAACAGCTCGATTACAGTTCTAGAATATGACGGGAGCGCAGATGACCTCACGTCCTCATCGTGCCGCGCTGCCGTTCTATGCCTACTCGTCCTTCAACAAGAGGGGCGGGAAGGTCGTCGACATCGTGACCAGGCGCCGCAACAAGGCGCTCGACATGTATCAGGAGATGTCGACCTACGAGACGATTGCGGAGTGTCTAGACATTTCGCCCACCACTGTCGTCCAATACGTGAAACGAGCCCGAGACAAGGGTGACGTGAGGGCAAAGCGGGCCTTCAAACACCGGGGCCGGCTACTCGCCTTGCAAAGGCGGAAAGCGATCAACGACATGAAGGCGCTCGGCATGTCAGCCCGAGAGATTTCGAAGCAGCTCGGCATCAATGTCCGGCTTGTGCAGATCAGGTTGAAGGAGTCGGGCAATGGCACGACCAAGTGAATTCACCCAGGAGATAGCCGACACCATTTGCCAGAGCTTGGCAGAGGGGAACAGCCTGCGGTCGATTTGCCTGGCCGATGAGATGCCCGACAAGTCTACCGTCTTGCGATGGCTACTTGATCCGGTCCGCGCGGCATTTTGCGACCAATACGCGCGCGCGCGGGAACTCCAGGCAGATATCCATGTCGATGAAATGCCCGACATCGCCGATGACAGCCGCAACGACTACATGACCAAGGTCAATGGCGACGGCACCACCACCGAACAACTCAACAGCGAGAACATCCAGCGCTCGCGGCTGCGCATCGACACGCGCAAATGGATTGCTGAGCGCATGCGGCCGAAGAAGTACGGGGCCAAGGTGGCGCTCACTGACGGCGAGGGCGGCCCGCTAGTGGTTCAAGTGCTGAAGCTGGCGGACCAGGAAGCACAGGCGAATGCCGACAATCCAGCTACCTAACGCCGGCTGGCGGCCTCGCTGGTATCAGAAGAAGGCTTGGGACACATGGGAGCAGGGGTGTAAGCGCCAGCTCTTGTTCTGGCATCGTCGCGCGGGCAAGGACGAGATCAACCTCAACATGCATGCGGTGTCGGCGCACGAGCGTCCCGGCACGTATTGGCACATGCTGCCGGAGGCCGCCCAGGCGCGCAAGGCAATCTGGAACGCGATCAACCCGCACTCGGGCAAGCGCCGGCTGTTCGAGGCCTTCCCAGAGCCTCTAATCGAGAACATGAACGACAATGAAATGTTTGTCCGCTTCAAGGTCGGGTCTACTTTCCAGGTCGTTGGCAGCGACAACTTCAACAGCCTGGTTGGATCGCCACCAGTCGGAATCACCTTTTCGGAATGGGCATTGGCGAAGCCGGCGGCGTGGGCGTACCTGTCGCCCATCCTGGCAGAGAACGGGGGCTGGGCTTCGTTCATCACCACCCCACGCGGCAACAATCACGCCAAGGGCATGCTGGACGCCACAAAGAGAAACGCCTTTGATCCGCTGACCAACCCGCGCGGCTGGTTCACCGAAGTCCTGGGCGTCGATGCGACACAGGCGATATCAGAGGCGGACATTGAAGAGCAGCGGGTGATTTATACCGGCCTGTTCGGCAAAGAGATTGCCGACCTCCTCATTGACCAGGAATTCTATTGCTCGTTCGCGGGCGCGCTCGTCGGATCATATTGGGGCGCCGAAGTTGCCAAGGCAGAGCGGGACGGGCGCATTGGTCGTCCAATTGCGGTCAACCCGGCCTATCCGGTTCATACAGTCTGGGACCTGGGCAAGGCGGCCAACAATCCCATTTGGTGTTTTCAGGTCATCGACGGTACGCCCATCATCGTCGATTTCTATCTACCCGACAGCGAAGACCTCGCAGACTGGTGCAAATGGCTCGACGACCAGGGCTACAAGGGCAACGACTACGTTCCGCACGATATCCTGCACCCGCAATGGGGAACGGCTCGCACGCGGCTGCAAACGCTGAAGGATCATGGCCGCAAGCCGAAGATGGTCGGCATTGCGAGCTTTGCCGATGGTGTGAATGCCGGCCGGCAGACAATCAAGCTCGCCCGGTTCGCCGACAATGAGCGTGTGGCCGATGGCATCGAGGGCCTGAAGGCTTTCCGCCGCGAGTGGGATGACGACAAGAAATGCTTCCGGGACGTGCCGGTCAAGAACTGGGCAGAACACTACGCGTCCGCGTTCCGATATCTGGGCCTCGCGTGGCGTGAGGCAATCGTTGCGGTGGTAAAGCCAGAAGGCGATAAGGGCGCCTATCAGGCGATGCCAGACGGCTCAATCCGCAGCGGCCAGACGGTCAAAGAGGCGGTTGATGCGATGGTGAGGCGGCGGCGGAACAGTCGCTAAAAATCGGTTTTCACGATTGGAACCGAAATGTCAGAACGATAGAACCAGCGTCTTGTCCATTCAAATGGACCCTCGCAGATCGCCTTGAGGGGTCTATAATTTGGGGTCTCGATCCAGATATTACAGCGATACCACTGCTTTTCCTTCTCAAGGGTCTTGTCATATTGGAAGACAACGGTTTTGACACTATCAAGCGTGGCTTCGTAAAGGCGACGACAATTGTCAGGTTCCAGCGATCCGGCGTCCATCTTTGTCAGAGGTCGCTTTTGAGCGCGCCAAGGCCGGAAGGGATGATCCCGCGTATACACTGTATCCGAAGTGTAGACTAACTCCTCAATGGCCAACTGAGGCTCATCGCCAAATCTTTGAAACTGAGATGTCATTTGAAGCGATGGAGCATTACTTACCCACTCGTTTGCTTGCCTCAGAGGGGCACATTCCTCGGGAAAAACCTTAGATTCGGAACTCGCCTCAGCCGTTGATGGGAGCCAGGCACAAAGAGCACCAATCACAAGCGTTCTGGAAATCCTGCCCAATACCAATATGCGGTTCATACGCATTCTCTACCGATAAAGACCTGGGTATTTGGCCTTCTCCGTCTGGCAATTTCCCGCCCTCTGGACCGCCATGGCGTAAGCTCTTTCATATGTGCGAATGGCCTTCTTGAACTTAGGAGGATTAGGCGTCAGGTGTTTTTCTATCCCGTCGTACAAAAGCACAGGGACAGCAATGATAGCTTTCCCATCTTCTGTAGGTCTCAGCCGGCACCGTTGCATAACGCCGTTGAGGTTGCCTGCCATTTTAGCGGCCAAGTTTAACTTGGCATCGGGCATCCCGGCCAGGAAGTGGATGTTGTCCTGCCCGGCCGAAGCCGAAGATGCGAAGCAAACTCCTGCGGCGAGTGTGACCAAAATGCGGATCAAAGTGGCGTCCCCCAATATTCCCAAGTTCGAGCCGGGTTGAATATTTGGCAACCTAGCATCAAGCTCACTATCCACAAGCGGCTTATCATTTCGCGCCCCCGGCGGCGATCATGCCTCGATCGTTAGATTGGAGCAGCTATGCCGCGCGCTGGTGGAGTATATTCGGCCCCTCCGGGGACCGCTGGAACACCAAACACCACCATCGAAAGCGCGAAATACAATGCGCTTGTCGCCGATCTTGTTGCCGATGCCAACGCGGCAAGGCCACTGACGGCGGGTGGATCGGGCGCTACAACTGCTGTAGGCGGCAGCGACAATTTCAACGCCGCCGGCACCAGTTTGGCATCGGCGGCCACCGTCAATCTCGCAAATGCGACGGGTGTCGCAGTCACGGTCACCGGAACCGTCGCGATCACCGCCTTCGGCACCGTGGCGGCCGGCGCCGAGCGCGTTCTGACGTTCGCGGGCATTCTAACGCTCACCCACAACGCAACCAGCTTGATCCTGCCTGGCGCGGCGAACATCACCACGGCGACCGGCGATGTCATGACGCTCCGGTCTCTCGGAAGCGGCAACTGGGCCTGTGTCGGCTACCAGCGGGCGAGCGGCGGCCCGGTGGCTATCCCCGCAGGGACCTCCATAGCCGGGCCGGCTTTGGTGCTTGAACAGAGTGCATCGCCCACGCCGACGACAGAAGGGCGGGTCCAGTGGGACACTGACGACAACGCAATTGTCGTTGGCGACGGGGCCACAACCAAGATTTTTGTGCCCCTGCCTGCATCGACCGCAGCCGGCGATATCCTTTACCTGTCTGGCGCCAAGCTGCCGGCTAGGCTCGCCAAGGGAGCGGCTGGCCAGACATTGCGCATGAATGCCGGCGCGACCGCTCCAGAATGGGGCGGCGGCAATGGCGTTCCTGATGTCGTCATTGAAGATCAGAAGCCATCCGGCACGAACGGCGGGGCATGCGCATCCGGTTCGTGGCTTATCCGAACGCTCAATACGAAGGTTCGTGACCCGCTGTCCCTCGTCACCCTATCCGACCCGAATTTTACGCCCAGCGTGGACGGGTGGTGCGAGTGGTCCGCCCCGGCTACGCAAGACGACAACAACAACCATCAAACGCGCCTCTTCGACATCACCGCCGGCACTGTCAGTGGATACGCCGCAAGCAGCAATTCGGATGATGGTGCGGTGTCTTTCAGCTCAGGTGGAGCCCCGGTTGTCGCCGGCCATGTCTACCGGCTGGAGCATCGGGTAGGGGTCAGCCGAGGCAGCGACGGCTTTGGTGACGCCGCTGGGTTCGGCGGCGCTGAAGTCTACACCCGTGTCAAGTTCTGGAGGGCATAGCCGTGGACCGCAATTTCGCCCGCGCGCTCGCGCTCGTTCTGAAATCTGAAGGCCTCTGGTCGGACAATCCGGCTGATCCCGGCGGCGCCACCATGAAGGGGGTGACACTCACCAATTTCCGCAAATACGTGAAGGCTGACGCGACCAAAGCCGATCTAAGGAAGATCAGCGATGCCCAGGTGGCGACGGTCTATCGTAGGTTCTATTGGGACGCGGTTCTTGCTGCTGAACTCCCTGATGGAGTGGACTACGCCGTCTTTGACTTCGCGGTAAATTCCGGCCCGTCACGGGTAGCGAAGTACCTTCAGGCTGTTGTCGGTGTGGTGCAGGACGGGCGCATAGGCCCAGCGACCATCGCCGCCACAAACGGCAAGCCGGCGGGCGTCGTCATCGATGCGCTCTGTGATGCCCGCCTGAGCTTCCTGAAGCGGCTCCCGACATGGGCCACTTTTGGGCGCGGTTGGAGTGATCGGGTGAAGTCGGTCCGCACTCAGTCGCTCATTTTGGCAGGGCAGGGGAAAGCCGCGGTTCAGCCTGTCATCGCTCCGTCGACGCCTGTACCCGCTCCCGTTCCGCCAGCTTCGCTGCAGATCGTCTATCCCGAGCCAACCCAGACTGCCGAAACGAAGACCGTCGAACGCAACTGGCTGTGGCGGCTGCTGTTCGCGGTTGTCGGTGCCATTTTCAAGAGGAACTGACCATGCGAACGGTTCGCCAGCCAGGCGTTTTGCCCACGAATAAGCTGACAGCCGCCATGGTGTCGGCATCGGCGGCCGGCATCGTGAAGGCACTTGTCGTGCACAACTTCCCAGATTTTGCCGACCCCGCGATTTGGGAGCCGCTACCCTATGTCGTTGGCGGACTCGTCGGCTATTTCGTCAAGGACAAGCCAAATGTCTGAGCTGCTAGTGGGGCTGTTCAGTGCCGTGATCGGCAACAAGGTCATCATGGCCATTCTCGCGGCTGTCGTCGGTGGCGTCAGCCTGTTCGTTGCCGGTGGGATTCGCCGCGCCAACAAGGACAAGGCCAAGCAGGCGGCCAGAGACCTCGCCGCCGCCCAGGACAGTCTGGAGATGAACCGGGAGGCAACAGCAGCCGAACGGCAGGCCGCCGGCATGACTGACGATCAAGCTCGATCGGAGGCCACCAAATGGGCAAAGCGCTGATAGTCCCGGCAATCCTGCTTCTGTCGGCATGCGTAGCAGCGGCCCCAGTCGAAGACCCTCGGAAGGTCTGGTGCGACCACAACACCCCCCGCCGGCCGTCGCTGCCGGTCGTTGAGATAATGACCCGAGCCGAACTCGACGAAATGAACGCTTTCGACGCCAAGGGCGCTGACTGGTGTGGCTGGAAGCCATGATGCACGATTTCTTGGACCTCTTGGGGATCAAGGCCCCTGTCCTAGTCGCCGGCCTCTCTGGTGGCATTCTGCGGGCTCTTTCGCGGCATCGGTACAAATTGCGCGAAATGGTGGCCTCGCCCGTCTGTGGCGCGCTGGCGGCGGCTTACCTCACGCTGCCAGTGGTGTCCTATTTCAAGGCGACAGGCCTGCCGATCCCAGATCCGGCCGACGACACAACCACATTGGCGGCGGCTTTCCTCATTGGAGTATCAGCAATGTGGATCTCAGATATCCTTTTTGAAATGATTGTGCGGAAGTTCAAAACCATGCCAGAGGAGTGACGGCTCATCTTTCGCCCGAGCCGGAAAGAATCGAATTTTTCCGGAACGTGTGAGAAGTCAAGACTGTTTATATATGCGTGACCCGGTAAGGTGACGAAATCCAAAGGCCAACGGGAGAGCAATTATGGCGAGGCAATCGGCATTTGCAGATTCAGCGGGTTTGCACGGAGCGCGGGCCTACGCGGCGGAGCGGCTGTCGTCCGTTTCCAGTGTCAAGATAGCCGGTTCGAAGGGGGAAGTGACGATATCGGTCTCTACAAAAGGAGGCCGGATAGTTTCGTCGCATACAGGTCGGGGTGAGGGGAATGCCAGCAAGGACAAGGCTGTACACAAAAAATGACTGGCTGAGAGAAGCGGTGGTTACCCCGAGTGCAACGCTCGGGGTGGAAAAATACAGGGATCAATCAAGGCGCGACTTTGCCCGCTTGATCCATTGCCCGTCGTTCCGTCGCCTCCAAGGGAAGACACAGCTCTTTCCTTCACATGAAAGTGACTTTTTCCGAAATAGGCTGACGCACTCTCTGGAAGTCGCGCAGATCGCGAAATCAATCGCCATCCGAATTAACAGCACTGATCCGTTCTTCAAACGCAACCCTATCAATCTGGATATGGTGGAGTTTGCAGGGCTTGCCCATGACTTAGGCCACCCGCCGTTCGGCCACAACGGGGAGGCGACGCTGGATCGACTGATGCTCCGGCATGGCGGGTTCGAGGGCAACGCGCAAACACTCAGGCTCATTGCAAGGATTGAAAAGAAAACCACGACGGAATTCCCGAGTGCATCACGCAGCCCTCGCGCTGTGGATCCGGTGTCATTAACTGACCTCCGGCTTGGGTTGAATCTAACGTATCGATCCCTTGCTTCAATTCTGAAATATGACCGGATTATTCCGCAAACTGAAGCGGCTCGCGTTAGTCAGGGTTCCGAAAAGAAACCGGTCAAAGGATACTATGCATCGGAGGGAAAACTCGTCGAGCGGATCAAGGCGCATGTGGCGCCGGAGTTCGGTGACAAATTTCGGACGATCGAATGCCACATTATGGATGTCGCTGACGACATCGCATATTCGACATACGACCTTGAGGACGCCTTCAAAGCCAATTTTCTGACCCCGCTGGCCATGATGGCGAAGGACGACGAGTTCAAGGAAAAAATTGCGGCCAAGGTACGTGAAAGCCTGTCGACTAAGCTTCCAGGTGTGTCCGCTTCGTTTGCGGTTTCCGACGTCAACGACATTCTGGGCGAGATATTCAAACCCCTTCTTCAATTCAACGACGCCACGCTCAAGAAACTTAACGAAGGGGCCACCGAAGCGGAATTGTCGTTCCTAATTGGCACGCACACATCAGCAGGGTCACAAGCGTTAGCTGAGAAGGGATATCTTCGAACCTCGTTCACATCAGATTTGGTCGGGCGTTTTATCCGCGGCGTCCAGGTGATCCCAGATTCCTCCTGCCCGTCTATGTCTGCGGTGCACCTCGATGTGGACACCTTCAAAAGCGTCGAGACCCTCAAGCATTTCGCGTTCGAGCTGCTAATCGTTTCCCCGATGTTGAAGATAGCTGAGAAGCGCGGAGACCAGATAATCAAGACGCTATTCGAATGCTTTATGGGCGACCGCAGCCTCTTGCCATCTGACTGGCGGGAGCTCTATGGGACCATCGACAGCGAGGCTTGGCAAGCTCGGGTGGTCTGTGACTACATATCCGGAATGAGCGACCGGTATTGTGTTGAGATGTATGCTCGGATAACCAGCGAAAATCCGATTACGATTTGGAAGCCACATTAGAAAAGCGATTACAGTCGGTTCCCGATTTCAAGCGGCTTATGTTTTCGCTGGCCGGCCCGGCATCTTGCCGCCATGGCCAAGGCTGACAAGCGCACACCCGACCAGCAAAAGCAGGGAAAGGCCCTTCGCGACGAGGGAGCCAAATGGCTGAACCGCGTCGAAGCAGCCGGCAAACTTGAAAAGCAGTGGCTGGACGACGCGGAAAAGGCGGTCAAGGCCTTCACTGGCGAAACAGCGAGCAACGACTTCACCCCGTCAACGCTCGGCACCACCTACGATTTCAACATTCTTTATGCCAACGTCGAAACCATCGTTCCGGCAGTCATCAACAGCCCGCCCGCGCCAGACGTGCGCCGCCGTTTCGCCGATGAAGATCCAGCCGGCAAGGACGTGGCTGAAATCATCGAGCGGTCGATCAAGGTTCAGGTCGACGATTCAAAGCTCCAGGTCGAACTGGAGGGCGAGGCCCAAGACGCCTTCCTGGCTGGTCGCGGCGTGGTGCGGCTCCGGTTCAAGAGCGACATCGTAAAGGACGTGACTGATGAAATCGCAGCCGATGACGCGAGCGCAGATATTGGCGCTCCAGAGGCTGGCGGTGAGCCTGAAGGCGGGGAAGACTATTCATCGCCATCTGGCGGCACTCCTGCGGCAAGCCAGCCCGAACGCCTCGCAAACGAGCGCATCGAATTCGAGGCCGTAAGCTGGCGTGACTTCCGCCATGGCCCGGCCAAGCGCTGGAGTGATTGCCCATGGCTGTCATTCCGCTTCGTCGTCTCGCGCGAGAACGAAGATACGGCGTTCGATTCCGCCATGATCGGGATGCAGACGAGCGACCAGGAAAAGAAGGCGCGCGGCGAGTCCGACAATGATCTGACCGGCTGGGAAATCTGGTGCAAAACCAGCCTCAAGGTGTACTTCGTTGATGATACGGGCGTGATCCTGAAGACGGTAGACGACCCGCTGGGCCTGACGAATTTCTTCCCGATCGCAACGCCTGTGCAGCCGGTGGAACTCACAGGCCGCCTGATGCCGGTCAACCCGTTCTCTATCTATTCGAAGCTCGCCGACGAGCTGGACCTGACCACCAAGCGCATCAACATCATCACCAACCACATGAAGGTGAAAGGCTGGTTTTCGGGAGATGCCGGTGACATCGCCAACATGCTGGCGGCCGACGACACGGAATTCGTTCCGATCGGCAATGCCGACATCTGGGCGGCCAATGGCGGGCTCGCTGGCGCCGTCGCGTTCTGGCCGGTCGAAAAGTTCATCCTTGTCCTTCGCGAGCTGTACAACGCCCGTGAGCAGACCAAGCAGGCGATTTACGAAATCACCGGGATATCGGACATCGTTCGCGGTGCCTCGAAATCCAACGAGACGCTTGGCGCCCAGCAGATCAAGACACAGTGGGGCTCGCTGCGGATCCAGAAGATGCAGCGCATGATGGAACGCGGCGCGCGTGATCTGTTCGTGATGATGTCGGAAATCATCCCTGCGAAATTTTCACACGAAACGCTTCAGCAGATGACGGGTGTCCAGATCATCCCGACGCAACAGGATCTCACGCCCATTCAACCACCGCCACCGCCTCCTCAGGGTGCGCAATTGCCGCCCGACCAGTTGCAGCAGTATCAGCAGGCCACCCAGGCTGCGCAGATGGCGGAGAAGGCCCGGCGGGCCAAGCTGGCACAGATGCAGAGCGTTCAGCAGCTTCTCACCCAGAAGCTATCGACCATGTACCGCATCGATGTCGAAAGCGATTCCACAGTGAAGGCGGACCTGTCGCGGCAGAAAGCCGAGGCGGCGGAATTCCTGCAAGGGGCAGGCGCGTACTGGGCGGCTGTCGGCCCAATGGTCCAGTCCGGCGAGCTTCCGAAAGAGGTTGCCGTCGAAATCTTCGCGGCCAACTCGCGCCTGTTCAATCTCGGCAAGTCTGTTGAAGACGTTCTGGAAAAGATGGTCACCGATGCCAAGGCGAAAGCCGCACAGCCTGAGACACCAAAGCCTAGCCCCGAACAAAAAGCGGAAGCGGACGCGAAGGCGCGAGCGGAGGACCAGGCGGCAAAAGCTGCTGATGCGAAGCTTAAGGGTGCCCAGGCAGAACAAAATATGCAGTTCGCCCGTGAGCAGCACGACATGACGATGAAGGAAAAGGAATTCGATCTGCGCTCCAAACAGATTGCGGCTGCAACCGACCAGAACCAGGTCCTGGCCGCGAACGGCATTGTTCCTCCGCCAATTCAAATCGACCCCATCGGCGGTGAAGCGGTCCTTAAGGAGCTTGCCGCGCAACGGCAGATGTTCGGCGAATTCATGCTGGAAGTCACCAAGGCGCTGACGGCGCCGAAGCGGATCATCAAGGACCAGCAGGGCCGCCCGGCCGGCGTCGAGACAGTCCAGCCTCAACAGCAACAGGGAATGCAGTAAATGGCAACCACCAGTGAAATCGAAGTTGGCATGGCAGCTATTGCCCAGCGTCTCTATGACCAGCGGCAGGTAATGATCAAGGCAAAGGCGAACGCCACCTCGGCCTCTGCCGCTCTTGCTGCCATCCCGGCAGACTACGCGGCGGTCATCTCGGCCATCAACGCCTACGGCACCAGCGATGCCTACGAGGCGGGTGTGAAGGCCAAGCTCGCCAAGATGGTCACGGAGTACAGCGCTCTCAAGACGGTCGCCGACGCTGTGGCTGGGGCGAACATCGGCTAATGTTTGACCAAGGGCAGTTCTACCCCGGCCAACCGATCCAGTTCATGGAGGGGCTGCTGAACCCGATCATCGGCGCGAACCAATACATGACGTTCTTCTCGGAATACACCGTGGGAGCGCAGCCGTCTGACTGGACGAGCAGGTGGGTGGCGGGGGGATTTACCGCTCTTGTCCAAACTGTTCCGGGTTCCCTTGGTGGCAAGGCTTTGCGCTGGACAAAGACAGCCGCCAATCGCCAAGCGCTCTCGTGGAACCGAGTGCCGAACACCGCCGACGTAGAGATACTGATGCGCATGCGCACGATCGAGGCGTGGGTAATCAACGACAATCTTATCGCTCCTTGGGCGAGAGGTGCGGGGGCTGCGGCATCCGAAGCAGGCTACCGCAGCGCTCCCGGTGGTCAAACTAGCGGCACACAGTACGTCACCCAGATGGGCAAGTATGTCGGCGGTACGTTCACCGCTCTGGGGGTAGCCTCGTTTGGACCGTCCCCCAATTTGGTGGCCAACGATTGGCTTTGGACACGATTTCGAGTGAACGGCACTTCATTGAGCAGGAAGACGTGGCACGACGGAGCCGCTGAACCTGGGGCTTACGACGAAACCGTAGTCGATGCTTCGGTGGCTGCTGCCGGTTGGGTTGGCCTTACTCAAGTCACGACCAACCCCGACGTCGAGATTGATTTCTTCAGCGTCGGCCTGAACGGCGAAGTGGCTCCAAGCCCATGAGAATTCCATCCGGCAAAGTCGACCAATACATCTACTTCGTCGCGGTCGACAGCGTTGACCTGAAGACGAAGAAGACTGGCCTCACGGGGTTCACCGTTCTGCGCGAGCGCAACGGCCTCAATCGTGCGTTCTACACCACCCCGACCATCGTGGAATTGGATAGCGTCAACTGTCCCGGTCTTTACCGCCTCCTGATTGATGAAGATACCACCATCGCTGCTGCCTCCGACGCAGAGGAATACGTCGTCCACATCAACGTTGCGGGCATGGCTCCGGTGATCCGGGTTATTGAGCTGTTCCGCCGCGACACGACGAGCGGCCGAACCCAGCTTGTGGACGCCAACGGCAGGGTTGACGTTTCTGCAATCGCAGGCACAGCGCAGACCGCACGCGACATCGGCGCAAGCGTGTTGCTTTCCTCTGGCACCGGTACCGGACAGATCAGCCTGACTGCCGGTGTGGCGGCCTCGAATGTCACCCAGTTCGGCGGCGCTGCCGGCGCATTTGCCGCTGGTCGGCCGGAGGTGAACATGACGCATATCGCGGGCTCTGCCGTGAGCGCGACCACCGCGCAACTCGGCGTCAACGTGGTGAACGCTGGCGGCACGGCATGGAACTCCGGCGCGATCACCGCCAACACCTTCGCGGCCGGCGCGCTTACTGCCGCCAAGTTTGCGGCCAACGCGCTCGATGCCGTTTGGTCGACCACCACGCGCATCTTGACCGCCGGCACGAACATTGTCCTGGCCAAGGGAACAGGGGTGACAGGCTTCAACGACCTGGATGCGCCGGGCGTGCGCACCGCTGTCGGTATGGCCTCGGCCAATCTTGACACCCAGCTAGCCGCGATCGGCAACAAGACCATCAATCTGCCGCCCGATCCCGCCGACGCATCGGATATCGCCACGGCGACTACTGCCATCTTTAACCGCCTTGGCGCCCCGGCAGGAGCTTCATTCTCGGCCGACATCGCTGCGGTCAAGGCTGATACCGGAGCGATCAAGGTCAAGACCGACAACATCCCGGCCACTCCCGCTGCTGTCGGCGACATCCCGAGCGCCACGACTGTCGCAACAGCCGTTCATGATACTGTGGTGGATGGAGCTTTGACCTTCCGCCAGTCGACCAGGCTGCAGAATGCTTCGCTGCTCGGCAAGGCCAGCGGAATGACGACCGCGACCGCTGTCTTCCGCGATGTTTCAGACACCAGGAACCGAATTGTGGCCTCGGTCGATGCTGACGGAAACCGCCTGGGCGTGACGCTGGACCCGAACTGATGTTTGCTGACCGCTATTTCGGGAAACGGTACTTCCCGAACAGGTACTTTCCGACTGCGGCGGAATCGCCTGTCATTGCCCATCCTTTCGGTGGCGATCCCGGCTTTTACCGCCGGCCCATCAAGTACGTGCGAGACGGCAAAATCGTCGATCTCAACGAGCGGCAAGAGCCGGTCCATGAGGTAGTCGAGTGGCCGGAGCTTTCTCCGCAAATCATCGCAGCACTGCGGGCAGGCGTGCCTGTGGATCAGCCGGCCGCCGTGGATCTCGCCGCGATGCTGGAGCAGAAGATGGGCCAGTTGATGATACAGCGCCATTTGGCGGAGATGGCCGATGACGAGGCTACCACGGCCCTTCTGCTAGCCTGATTTTTCAAACGGCTTATCTTTTCGCACCGACAGACCGCACCCTTCATCCTGCCTCCAAGCGGGACTTGAAATGGCTCGGTACGTGTTTCGAAACGGCATCTTTGTCGACCGGCAAACGGGCGCTCCCATGGAGAAGCCATTCGCCGGCCAGATCAGTATGCCGAATGTTATCTCCGATATTCCGGAGTACCGCTCGCCGATCAACGGCGCGGTAATCGGCTCACGCTCTCAGCGGCGCGACGATCTGAAGAAACACAATTGCGTCGAGTACGAGCCCAGCCTTTCCCCGACCAATGGCAAATTTCGCAATCCCGACTTCTGCCAGAAGCGGGGCCTTCAGGTGTCAGAGGAATTTCGATGAGCGCTCAACTTGCTGCCGTGGCTGAAGCCGCACCCGTCGTCGTCGATGCCGGTGCGATCAACGACAATGCTGCCGCCGACGATACGGCGCTTGAAGCAATCTGGAACAAGAACGAACGCGACAACGGTGCAGAGCGCGAAAACGGCAAGTTCGTCAGCGCCGACAGGTCCGACGCGGCCGACACGGTATCGCCGAAAGGCGGTGATGGCGGGGAACCGGCTGGCGATGGTCTGACGCCTGGCGCCGGTTCGGTTCCCCTGCCTGATAACTGGAAGGGTCTCCAGGGCGCCGATGTCGTCAAGGGCGCATGGGAAAAGACACCCGCCGAAATCCGCGCCTTTGTCGCTGCTCGTGAGCAGGAGCTACAGGGCCGCCTGTCCGATCACGGCCGGCAGCTTTCGACCGTCAAGCCCATCCAGGAAGTCATCGATCGGCATTCCCACTACTTCGACCCGCAGAAGGGCCGCAAGCTCGCTGATGGTTCTGTGGTCACGCCCGCGAAGGCGATAGATTTCCTGTTCAATGCCCAGGCCAACCTTGACCGGGCACCCGTCGAATCCATCATGGCCATCATCGACAGCTACGGCGTGCGCGACAAAATCGCAGCAGCCTTTGGCCAGACCGTCCAGCAGGGCGAAAGCGAATTGCGGCAAGAGATTGCCGGGTTGAAAACGTTGCTCGCAACGGTTGGAAACCCCGCAAGTATCGACGACCGCATAAACCAGAAGCTTCAGGAACGCGCCGATCAGACATCGGCCGAAACTGAGTTGACCCGCTTGTCAGCCGACAAGCCGCTCTACTCGGAAATCCCTGAAGTCGACATGGTTGAAGCAATCCACAAGGCGCGAAGGAAGCTTGGCGATGCCGCCTCGAAAGAGGCCGTGTTTGGTCTGGCTTACGACATGGCCGTGAACGCCGACCCCGATCTTCGGGCCAAAGCAGCCGCTGGAAAGCCAGCCGCTACCAATGGTGCCGCCAAGGTCGAAGGCGCTCGTCGGGCCGCCGCCGTCAACATCCCATCAACCGCATCAGGCAAGGGTCGGGCTCTCACCGAAGAGGAAGAGTTGGCCGCTGTCTATGATCGCAATCAAAAGGGTTAAACACCATGGCTGGTCCGTCGACCACCTTCACTGAAATGGTGTCCACCACGCTTCGCAACAGCGCGAACGAGGTGGCGGACAACGTTTCGAAGAACAACGCCTTCCTCAACCGACTGAAGAAGAAGAACAAGATCCGCAACCTCGATGGCGGCACCGAAATTCAGGTGCAGCTCGAATATGCGGAAAACAACACCTACCAGCGCTATGCCGGCCTCGACACGCTGAACACCAACGGCTCGGATGTCGTCACGTCCGCGAAATTCGACTGGGCGCAAGTCGCGCTGCATGTCGTCTCCAGCGGCAAGGAGCTTCGCCAGAACAGCGGCAAGTTCGCGATGATCAACCTGGTGAAGACCAAGAAGGGCAACGCGCTGAAGACCGCCGCGAACAACTTCTCTGTCGATCTGTACTCGGATGGCTCGCTGTCCAACCAGATCGGCGGCCTGGCCAACATTCTCCAGACCAACGGTCAGGGCACGGTCGGCGGCATCGATTCCGCAACCTGGACGTTCTGGCGCAACAAGTTCCTGGAGGCCACCGGCACCAATCTTGCCGCCTCGCCTTCGGCAGCAAACGCGGCATCGTTCAAGGCGGACATGAACAAGCTCTGGCTTGCTCTGACGCGCGGCGCCGACAAGCCGGACATCATCACATTCAGCCACGACTTCTATTCGCTCTACGAACTCGGCGAACAGCAGTTGCAGCGGTACATGGACGCCGACATGGCCCAGTCCGGGTTCATCGGCCTCAAGTACAAGACCGCTGACGTGATTTTCGACGACAACACGAATTTCACGACCACGGCTGAGAAGGGCTATTTCCTCAACACGGATTACGTCTACGTCGACCAGCACAAGGAAGCTCAGTGGACGCAGGACGACGAGAAGAAGCCCGTCAACCAGGACGCTGTTGTCATCCCGTTCTACTGGATGGGCAACCTCGTCACCTCGAACCGGTCGCTTCAGGGCGTCCTGTTCGACGCGGCATAAGGAGCGAAAATCATGACCTCTTTTGTTGGCGCCAACATCACCAAGACCTACACCGCGGCCGATCTCACGGGCGCGGAAAGCGGCAAGGCACCCCGCCTTGGCGACACCTACGAATCGTATGACGGCAAGGTCTATCGCTTCGTGAAATACAACTCCGGTGCCGGCGCAATCGCCGCCGTCGCCAACAACGTGGTCGGCTTCTACGCACCGGGCGGCGTCTCTGCCGGGCAGTCGAACGAAGTGACCTCGGATGTATCCGACACCGCCGCAAACGGTGCCGGCGTTCTCGCTGCTGCTCCCGGCAACGGCGAATACGGCTGGATACAGGTCAAGGGTGTGGCAACGCTCACGACCGCGCTGGTTTCCGGCGCGGACGGCAACGCCCTTGTCTTGTCGGCCACCACGGATGGCACCCTGAAGGTTGCCGCCGCCGTGACTGATACGGTCTGCGCCTACGCAATCGACGCTTCGGCGAAGATTGTCATGTGCGCCTTCCCATACTGATCCGGCTTTAGGGCGGGGCTTCGGCTCCGCCCGTCTCCCTTTCAACCGCAGGAGCACGGAAATGACAAGAGCAGCAGCAAAGGCCGCGTCAGCCGATACCGGCGCAGAGAAGCACATCAAGAAGCTTTGGAACGGCGGCGAGCGCCTTCGCGCGGCCGAAGCCTTCAAGGCAGCAGAATTCGACGAGGACCAGGCAGACGCCATCTTGGCGGAGTTTCCGGACCTTCGCGACCTTATCAGCGAGTAATTGGGCGCTTCGGCGCCCGCCACGTTTCAGGAGCAATGCAAATGTCCGAAAACCAAGCCCCGATGATCCGAGTGATGGGGTTCAAGACGAGCTACGAGATGTTGCCGGTGAAAGGCGATCCGGTGGCGGAGAAATGCGACTTGAAGGGCTACAAGCTCGACGCTAGCGGCCGACGCATTCTGGAGCGGCAGGCGGAGGACTGGGTGACCTATTCCCCGTCGCATTCACCGATGAACACCAAGACGACCGATCGCGTCCGCCTGATGCTGCCTGACCCGTCGAAGATGGGCGAGGACCAGGACGGCGAAAAGCTGAAGTTCATGACGGCCCGGTGGATGCAGATCGAGCCGGCCTATGACGCTTTCAAGAAGGGTCAGGACATCCCGGTCAACGGCATGGCCTTGGCGGCGTGGCCTGGCGTCTCGCCAGAGCAGGCCGAAGTGCTTCGCCAGTCTGGCATTCGCACGGTGGAGGAAGTCCGCGACCTTCAGGAAGGCCAGATGGACAAGGTGCGCCTGCCGAACATGCGCGAGATGCGCAAGCAGGCAAAGATGTTCCTCGAACACACCGACGCGGCCAAGGCATCCGAGCGCGAGGCCCAGAAGGACGCCATCATTGAACAGATGGCGGAGCAGAACGCGGCCATGGTCGAACGAATGACCGCTATGGAAGCGCTGCTTGAAGAGCGCACCCAGCCCAAGGCGAAAGCCAAGGATGCCGCCTGATGTCCATTCTCGATGTGGTGAAGGGCGCAGCGACCGTACTCGGCATGGACGTGCCGACGCTGGTCTATGGCGCCACCAATCGAGAAATGGTTGAGATGCAGGAACTTGCCAACGTCATGGCGTCGGAAATCGTCGACGCCTACGACTGGCAAAAGCTGCTGGTGCTGAAGACCTTCACGGGTGACGGCATCGCGGCCGATTTCAATCTCCCGGACGACTATGAGCGGATGCAGCAAACATCGTCGCTGTGGTCGTCCCGGTGGTTGTGGGCAACGAACCATCTGACCAGCCCGGATCAGTGGATTGAGCTTCAGGTGACGCCGATCGCCACGGTGAACGGCTACTGGATTATTTTCGGTGACCAGTTTCACCAATGGCCGGTCATGGCCAACAGCGAGACGGTGAAATTCTTTTACGTCTCCAACCAGATCGTCCAAGCCAGCAATAGTTCGCTGAAGCCGGCGTTCACGGAAGACGCCGACACGTTCAGGCTCTCCGAGCGGTTGCTGAAGCTCGCCATCATCTACCGGTGGAAGCAGAACAAGGGCCTTGCCTATCAGCAGGCGCAAGACGACTTCGAAACGCTGAAACTCCGCATGATCGACAAAGACCCCGGTTCAAAGCCGGTCGTGTCGGGCCTGCCACCCCTTAGCTGGCGCGGTCGCAATGTCGCGTGGCCTGGGACTGTCACAGGTGCGCCGTGAGGCTTGGCGAGCGTTTCCCCGGCCGCCGCAAGGCTGTTCCGGTCCCGGCTGCGGCTAAGGCCCAGCCGTACACCTTCGGCGCACCCGTTGCCGGATGGGTGACCAATCAGAGCCTTGTGAAATCCAAGCCGTTTTCGGCCCAGACGCTCGAGAACTTCCTTCCGACCTCTACCGGCATCAGCATGCGCGGCGGTTCGATCAAGCGCGCCACGATCGGCGCCGTTCCGGTTGAAAGCTTCATCACCTACAACGCGGGTGGCACGAAGAAGATTTGGGCGTGTGATGCGACGACCATTCGCGATGTCACCGCACCGGCTTCGCCGACTTCGCCGCCGGCCGCCGCCGTCTCGGGCCAGACTTCCGGCTACTATTCCTATGTCAATTTCACCACGTCCGGCGGCTCGTTCGTGGTCGCAGTCAACGGAACCGACTTCCTTCAGCTCTACAGCACCAGCTTCGACTGGTCGGCCGTCAACGGCTTGCCGACATATCGGCTGAACTTCGATACCCAGACCGTCAACTATGTGACTGGCCAGACGATCACGGGCGGCACCAGCGGCGCGACCGCGACTGTCGTCAAGTCGATCGACAACGGCGCCACCGGCTCGCTCCACATCCAGAGCATCACCGGGACGTTTCAGGACAACGAGACCGTCACCGGCTCGATTGCCGGCTCTGCAAAAGCAGACATTCCGGGCGGCGTGGTGCAGATCTCCGCCGCGATTACCGGAGTGGCGACTTCCGTCCTATCTCACGTCTGGCTCTATCGAAACCGGCTGTTTTTCATCGAGAACGGCACTATGCGCGCGCGATATCTGAACGTTGACAGCGTGACCGGCGCCCTGGGCTCTCTGAACCTGTCAGGCATTTTCCAGCGCGGCGGCTCGCTGCTGTTCGGCGCAACGTGGTCCCTCGATGCTGGCGACGGCATCGACGACAAATGCGTTTTTGTCACCACCGAAGGCGAGGCCGCCATCTTCGAAGGTTCGAACCCGGCTGGCACCACGCAAGCGGAATGGAACCTTGTCGGCCGCTACGACCTGACTGACCCGATGGGCAAGCGCGGCACGATGCGAGCCGGCGGCGATCTGATCGTTGCAACGAAGGAAGGCCTCGTTCCGATCTCTGCGGCAATCAACAAGGACGCGGCTGCACTGTCGCTTGCGGCCATCTCCAGGAACATCGAACCGGACTGGAAGCGTGAGGCTGCTCGCCGGCTTTCCCTGCCGTGGGAAATCATCAAGTGGCCAGACATGAACTATGCGATTGTCGCGTTGCCGGTGACGGCGGACGGACAGGAAGCGTGGTCGTTCGTCGTCAATCTCGAAACCGGGGCTTGGTGCAAGTTCGTCGGCTGGGCCACGCGCTGCATCGAACTGCATGACAGCCGCCTCTATTTCGGCACCAATGACGGCACGGTTTTCGAGGCAGAGATTGCGGGCAACGATAATGGCCTGCCGATCTACTACACCTATGTCGGCAACCCGGATCACATGAAGTCGCTGGGCGGCTTGAAGACCGTCCACCAGGCACGCCCGACCTTTCTCAGCGCCACGCCCTACAACCCGAAAATCTCTTTCTCGGTCAACTATTCCGTCAGTCTGCCGCCAGCCCCTCCGGCAGCGGATGGCGGCACGGCGGACCTGTGGGATTCGGGCCAGTGGGATGTCGCGAAGTGGGACCAGGCGCAGCCGGTGGCATCGGTCGGCGGCGGGCAATGGATTTCGATCGGCAAGACGGGATACGTGATGCAGCCGCAACTGCAAATCACCAGTTTCCTTAACCAGCGACCAGTCACCGAGTTCGTTCAGCTCGATGTCACCTTTGAAACGGGAGGCGTCGTTGTCTGACTACGCCATCAGCATCGAGAATTTCAACGAAGCATGGCCCGAGCTGGAGCCCATGTGCCGCACTCACTATGGCGAGATGCAGGCTCGCATGGCTGCTGAAGGGATGGCGATGGGCGAATTCAAGCCGCGCCTGAACGTCTACGGCTCCGCCGGGCATCTTCTCTGCTTTGTCGTCAGGGCCGGCGATGGCGAGGCCGTCGGGTACGCCTTCATCTGGATCACCCAAGACATGCACAATTCCGAGATGATCGCCCAGGAGGACACGATTTACATGCGGCCGGACCATCGCAACGGCATCGGCCGCCGGTTCACCAAGCATATTCTGACTGAACTGAAAGCGCGCGGCTGCGTCAGGGCGCACGTCACCATCGCCACCGATCTACGCGTTGCAAAAATGTGCGAGCGCGTGGGCTTCAAGCGGTCGGCAATCGCCATGACCTATTTCCTCTAGGAGACCCTGACCATGTGTGCCCCAGACGCTCCCGCACCGCCCGATCCGAAAGAGACTTCAGCAGCGTCGACCGCAACGAACGTCGGCACCGCGATTGCGAATGCTAACCTCGGCAACGTCAATCAGGTGACGCCCGATGGCTCGCTGAACTATTCGCAGACGGGAACCTACAAGTGGAATGATCCCTACACGGGAAAGTCCTATGACATCCCGACCTACACGGCCACGCAAACGTTGTCGGGAACCGGTCAGGCGATCAAGGACCAGACCGACCAGGCAAAGCTGAACCTGGGCGAACTGGCCGCCGGCCAATCGTCGTTTCTGAAGGATTGGCTCGCCAAGCCGGTCGACCTGTCCAACGACGCAACGGAAGGCCGGTTGATGGATCTCGGCATGAAGCGCCTTCAGCCGGCGCTCGATGCTCGCCGGCAGGCGAACGAAGCGGACTTGATCAATCGCGGCATTCGTCCAGGTTCGGATAACTACGCCCAAGCGCAGAACATCCAGGACCAGGGCGAAAACGACGCCTACAATTCGTTGCTGCTGTCCGGTCGCGGGCAGGCGGTGCAGGAGGCCTTGGCCCAGAATTCGGCCCCGATCAACAACCTGACGGCGCTGCTCTCGGGTTCACAGGTCAGCCAGCCGAACTTCGTCAACGCGAACATGCCGACCATTCCGACAACGGACACGGCAGGCCTGATCAACACCAACTACAATCAGCAGCTTCAGAAGTGGCAGCAGGACGCCAGCAGCAGCAGCGATTTGATGGGCGGCCTGTTCGGTCTGGGCGCGAACCTGATCAAGTTTTCGGACCGCCGGCTGAAGAAGAACATCCGCGCAATCGGCACCTTTGCGAACGGCCTGACGAAGTACGTGTTCGAATATCTCTGGGGCGGCGGTGAACAGGTCGGCGTCATGGCTGACGAGGTTCGCGCCTATCGGCCTTATGCGGTGACGACGGTCAACGGGTTCGATGCCGTCGACTACGGGAGGGCATTCGCATGACCGCACAGCCGGCTTTCATCTTCGGCGGAGACACGGGCGTCCAGACGCCGGAAGAACTCGCACGCCTTCGCGCCATCGCAGACGCCCTTCGCGGGCCGGTAGCACCCAAGACAGTCGGGCAGGGCCTTTCTGCCATTGGCGAGGCTCTTGGCTATCGTATGGCCAACGGCAGGGCTAACAGGGCGGAAGCCGACTGGCGTAAGAGCGGTGACAGCGTGTTTTCGGCGCTGTTCGGCTCCACTGGCGCCGGACCGACGCCCGCTGCTGCTGGTGGGGCTCCCTCGGCCGACAGCGGCAATGTTACGCCGGGACTGGGTGGGGCGGCCGGTCCGGCTCCTGATCTGTCGGGCAACGATATCTATTCCGGTTTCATGGACACCGTGAAAAGCAAAGTCACCAACCCCAATGGCCTCGCCGCTGTCGCTTCGACTGCCAACGCGGAAAGCCGGTTCAATCCGAAGAATGCCTTCGGTTCGTGGTCGGACCCGAGCGAAAGCGGTCAGGCCGGCACGGCAGGCGGCATCCTGTCGTGGCGCGGTCCGCGTTTCGAGGCGATGCGACAATTCGCGGCCAAGAACGGCGGCGATCCGAGCAACCCTTCGCCGCAGATCCAAGCGCAGTTCTTTCTTCAGGAAGACCCGACGCTGATCGATCGGCTGAATGCGGCGAAGTCGCCGACCGAAGCCCAGCAGATTATGAACAATGCCTGGAAGTTCGCGGGCTATGATCGACCGGGCGGCGAGGCCGGGCGGCGCATCGCACAGGCAAACTCGTTTGTATCGCGGTTCAGCGGTTCCACTTCGGACCCGGTGCAAGTGGCAAGCCTTGACCCAGCCTCGGGCATCGCACCCGCAGGCACCGCCGTCGCCAATGCGCTCGTTGCTCCTGCCGCCTCTGGACCGCAGGAGACGCCCGCGCAGGCCCTTTCTGCGGCTCCGCAACAAGCTGGCGTCCAGTCGCCGCGTGCGGCTGATAATGGCGGCATCCCCCAGACGGGTGCTGTGCTTGCCGGCGGTCCTGGTGCGGCGCCAGGCCCGCAGGGCGTGCAGTTCGCAGGCGGCGGTCCAACCGTTCAGCAGCTCATGCAGGCGGCGACAGATCCCCGACTGTCCGAACAACAGCGCGGCGTGGTTGGCATTCTGTTGAAACAGAAGATGGCCGAAGCCGATCCGGCCACGCAAATGGAGATGGAAAAGAACCGGCTCGATATGGAGAAAACCCGTATCGAAACGGAGCGGCTGCGCAATCCGCAGATGACGCCGGCCGAAAAGGCTCGGCTCGATCTCGACGAGCGCAAGATGCAAGTCGACCAGGACAAGCTCATTGAGGTTGGCGGCTCTCTAGTAGATCCGAAAACCCATCAGGCCGTCTATACGGGCCAGCAAACCGATTGGGAAAAGCTGGACGACGGCACGCTGTACAACAAGCGCACTGGCGAAACGAAAGCTGTCGCCGCATCGCCTGGCGGCGGCCAAGGCAACATGTTCAAGGGAAATGCAGTCGACGCCCAGGCGCTCAACTGGCTGGTGAATAACAAAAAGGTCACACAGGAGCAGGCGGCCCAGATCGCGGCCGGCAAGACCATCACGGGCCCCAATGGAGAAATGATGTTCCTGACGCCTTCCGGTATCGTCGCACAGATGCCGGGACAGGCACCCCAGCCCATCACGCCGCCTACCGCTGGTCCTGCTGCACCTGCGCAAGTGCCAGCCGCGCCTGCGCCTTCGCAAGCTCCTCCGGCCGCTTCCCCGGCTCCGATTGCACCGACGAGCCCGCGCGCGGAAAACCAGTCTCCGAACCAGAACGCGGGCATTGTCCCGTTGACCGGTCCGAAGTCGAAGCCGCCGAACGAGCAGCAGCAGCGAGACGCCAAGCTGTATTCCGTGGTCGCGCCCGAGCTGAAGATTGTCGAAGACAATTTCTCCGCCTTGTCCAACCTGTCGGATCAGGCGCTTTCAGCCGTGCCGCACGGTTCGGACTACGGGGCGGACTACCTGAAATCGTCGGACTATCAGCGCGCTTCGAACTCGCTGAAGACCATCATTGCGTCCTACCTCTACAGCGTATCTGGCGCCACGGCGGCACCGGCCGAAGTGGAAAATCAGGCTTCCATCCTGACGCCCAAGCCGGGCGAGGCGAAGGAATCGGTGAACGACAAGCTGGCGCGCGTCCGTGCGATGGTCGACGCCATCAGGAGCAGTCGCGGCGGCGGTGATGCTCCGGCTGCGGAGCCGACCGGCGCCGGCACGACGAGCAACGGCTTGAAATGGAGCATTGAACCCTGATGGCAACGCTCAACATCCAGGGCCAAAAGGTCAAGGTCGACGACGCCTTTCTGTCAATGACGCCCGAGCAACAGAACGCGGCGGTTGAAGAGATTGCGAAGTCTCTGCCGGCCGCCGCGCCACTGGACAGCGGAGCTGTTGGTGATGCCAACGCACGCGCGAAGGCTGGAATTGCCAAGGCGCAGCAGATCTTGGCAGGCGGCGGCCCCAAGCCGGAGCAAGGTCACGAGGCGCCTACGTTTGTTCCGAACCCAGATATGGGCGCCACGGGAACCTATCTCACCTCGACAGGCGAGGGCGTGCCGATCGCCGGTCCCTACATCGACAAGGGTCTTACAGCCGCGTCCGCTGGCATAGGCTCGCTACTCACTGACGAACCCTATTCCAAAGTCAATGCGGAGATGACCCGCATGAACGAGGCGAGCCGCGATGCCCACCCGGTCGCGCGGACGCTTGGCAACGTGACAGGTGCGGTTGCTGGCACGTTGCCTGCAATGATGGTGGCCCCGGAGGCTTTCGGCATCGGCGCGGCCTCTGTCCCTGCCCAGGCGCTGATCAGCGGTGGCACCGGCGGAATGATCAATGCGGCAGATAGCGCCGTCCGGTCTGGCGGCGATCCGCGCGAGACATTCAAGGGCGGTTTGATGGGCCTTGGCGCTGGGTTGGCGGCTCCTGTCGTCGGTCCGCTCATCGGCAAGGGCGTGAAGGCGGTTGCCGACAACCTGCATATTGGGGCCGTAGCTCGCGCCTTGGGGCTCGACAAGCGTGCCGTGTCTGTCTTGGTGGACGCTGCCCGGCAGGATGCCGTTGAGCCGGCAAAGCTGGCCCAGCTCGGCAACAATGGCATGCTGATGGATCTTGGCCCGAACATGCGGCACACGGCCGGCGCCATTGCTGCCACGCCTGGCGAGGGCAAGGCAATCGTTCGCAACGCCATCGGAGCGCGTGACGCTGACGCCAATTGGCGTATTCGGTCTGCGTTGAACCAGACCCTTGGCGAGGCCCCCACGCCGTCACGCATCATCGATCGCGCCAATACAAATCAACAGCGCCTAGCGCCGGAGTATCGAGAGGCGTTGCGCGATGCTGGCCCGGTCGACACGTTGCCGATTGCCCGCTATCTCGAAACAGAAGCCCAGACGTTGCGCGGCGAGCCGCAGCGCCTTGTGCAGCGTGTCCGCTCGATGCTGGACTATCAGCCAACGCCGGCCGACATTGCTCGAGCTCGGGCCAATGGCCAACCGCCTCCCGGCACGTCTCTAATTTCGGACGCGGGCGAATTGCTGAACACTCGGCACGCCATCGACGACATGCTGGAGACAACCCAGGGAACGAACGCCGTCAACGCCCTGACCACGGCGCGGCAGGCTGTTGATGACGAGCTTCGGGCATCGGTTCCGGGCATCAAGGAGGTTGACGCGAAATATTCCGAGCTGGCCCGGCAGAAGGAGGCGGTCCAGCGTGGTCAATCCGTGCTTTCAAGCGGCCGGGAAGCGCCCCGCCCCGATGAACTCGCCGCCGACGTCCGGCAGGGCGCATTGCCGCAAGGCCTGCAAGTCGGGCCGTCCGCTGTGCCCGTTCGACTTCGCGAGGGCGCTCGGGCCGAGATAGAGCGGATCGTCGGAACGAACGCAAACGACCGCGTTGCGCTTCAGCGGCTCATCAAGGGCGAAGGCGACTGGAATAGGGCTCGTCTGTCGACACTGTTCGGGTCCGACAAGGCCCGCTCCATCATCGATCTGCTCGACCGGGAAAAGCTGTTTGCCGACACGTCGAACATCGTCACGCGCAATTCCGAAAGCGCCGCTCGAATCGCCGCTCAGGATGCCATCACGGGTGAGACGAGCCGGGGATTTGGCGTTCCTGAAGGCTTTATTGCCGGCGGCGTTCGTGGTGCGGCTCGCGCGGCGGGGTTGCGCTCGGCCGAAAAAGTGGTCAACGCTCTCCGCAACGGTGGCAACGACAAAGCCATTTCTCAAATGGCCACCGCCTTGGCAAGCGGCCAGCGCAGCCCGGTTCTTGCCGCCTTGATGAAGGCAGGCCAAGGATCTCGGCTGCAACAGTCACAGGTCGATCGTATCGCGCGGGCGCTTTTGCTTTCCTCCTCTGAACGTAATTGACCCTTCCATCCAGAAGGCGACGGCGAACACGCTGAAGATGACGACCGACGCTGAAGCGGCGCCATAGATGAATTGCGTGGTCATCTGGTCCAGAATCCAGCCCAGGCCCTGGTGTATACCGGCGAGCACGGCAACAGCGACTGTGGCGGCAATGAACTGGAGAACGGTGTTTCTAGACATTAGCGGAACATAACGCTGATTTGCGGTGAGCGTAAGGAGCGAACGATGGCGAAATCAGAACTTTTTCCCGTCAGCGGTCGACGCTTCGCACTCTCCCCGCATGCCTACGACCCTGTTTGTTTTGTTTTTATACTCGCAATCTTGCCAGTTGAACGGTCGATGGCGGTGTACCATGTGTCAGTGTTTTCAAGCACGATTTCATCATTGTTAGCATCTGCCAACTTGATGTCCCTCACGAAGGACCATCCGGTACCATTGTCCTGGTATATGCGAACCGCCCGCGTATCCCACGTAATATTGTATCGCAACTTGTAAGAACGTTGTGTGCCGTCGTCCCGTGATCTTGTCACGGCACATTCCAACGTCAGGTCCGCCGCATAGGCCGCTGACATTCCGGTCACTAAGGACAAGCCCACTAAAAACGCACGCAACATGATAATCCCCCCGTTAAATTCAGACTAGAAAAGGTATTTACATTGATCAATCCTTTCTAGGTAGAGTTTATTGTAAAAATTAATCGAAGGATGCAACTCGACCGCTGCCCCAACTCGGCGAGGTTTTTGGAACCGCCAAGTCAGAGGCTAGGCCGGGGAGGCCCGTGCAGGCTGATCAACCGTATGAAGCACTTGCGCTGCGAGGGAAGACATGTGGCGTGCCTCCCTTCAGTGCTTTCGAGAAGAGACGACTAGCGCCCATCTCGAAAGGTCAAACACCTTTCAAGGACCGACCTGTCCCCACACTCGGCCTTGCACCAGATCTACAAAGCAGGGGGCTCCAAATTGCTGGAAAGGCCCAGGCCCAAATCGGCCGAAGCCATTAATATAGCAAAAGGCGCCCGCGTTTGGCTGCTGCGCGGGCACTAGTTGAGGCTGCTGCCATGTTCCAGCCTGTTGTTGCCCCGAAGATGCAGACTGTCTCCACTGCCAAAATCCGTTCCCCTTTTCGTAAGCCGGATCTTCTACGCCACGTGCATTTCGTGAATATTGTACAGCGAAGCTGTGCACGCCCCAATCGCGATATTGCTCGATGTGTTTTAGTTCATGGGCCCAAATCGAAGGGTCCGCCGCTTCACTGGGGCCTCGAAAGACGACAACGTCGATTAAGGTGACGGCAGATGCAAACCCCCCTTGCTCAAGAAGATGCGCGAGATTGACGAAGCCATTGTCTCCAACTTTGTAGCGAACCCTATTCATGGAATCCTCGTCAGCATAGCCAGTCAATTGCTGCCGAATCTGGGGGGGTATCGGCCCTGCACCATTAATCGCATCGTTGCGCGACGATATAATGGCTTGCTCTAGCGCTGGCCCGCTCAGAAGGCTCGCCTGAAGCTCGTTAAGAGCATTGGCCACGTCCTGTCCGGCTTTCTGCACCGTATTCGCTGCGTCCTGTCCAGCTTTCTCTGCCTGCCGCCCCAAATTTTCCGGGCTCAGCCCTCCGTTATTAAGGTTGCATTCGACATCGAAAATACCCCCGCATGCGGAGGCATCGGGAATAGGCATTAGCCCATATACCAGTGTGATCAGTGCAATTTGCATAGAGGCAATAGTTATCGCATGCCGTGGCATAGCCGCAGCCCTCCGCGCCCAAATTGAGATGAGCCTAATATTACAGTAAAAATATAAAGCCGAAAGTCACTTCTAGAAAAACAATTTTTTGGCGGCACTCAGATGCTAGAAATCAGTTTTGCCGACCCGCATGATTGCAGGCGCAATCGCTAGCGGCGCTTCCGCCCCGGCGTCTTCTTTCAGCCGCATGTTGTCGGCGGCAATGAGCCGTTTCAACGCATGCATATCTCGCCCCCTCCAGCACTTTCCCGCTTACACGCGCTAGGCCATCAGGCGTAGTTGTTGCAACGAACGTGTACCGGTAGCATCTGGAGCCTGGACATTAGGCCCACCCTCGTGTCCAGCTATGGTCGGCACGGTCGCTCAACCCGTTTTTGGTCTGCCTGATCGTGCCGACTACTGCCCCAGGCCCCCATGAGGCTGAAGCCAACCCCGCCGCTGCTCCGGCCGGCGGCTTTTTCTTTTTTGCTCGGATTAGTTCAGCCGCGGCGCTAGGTCGGCGAACGGGCGATCGGCAACACGGGTAAGGGGCGGGGTCGCCGATCGCCCAGTCTGGGTACGCTTGGAAATGTCGGAGGTGGGCCCCGACAGATCGACGCTACGCCTGCCGCCCGTGCCCGCAATTGCCTTCATTCGCCATGGTGAAGATGCCGTTACTATCCACAGCTAAGCTTTAATGCTGGGCGCCGGCGGAATCCTCGTCGAACTCAATGTCAGCTTGTCCACGGTCTTGACAATGGCGGTGGCCAACGCGGCCGCCTCATGCATGAGTTCCGGTCCATAAAGACCGTTCACCGCTTCCTCGCTCGGAAGAACGCCAGGCGGACAATGATCCTCGATCGTTCGCCGGATCAGGGATAGCGCCGCTCTGCACTCTTCTGTGTCTATCGTCGGCATGCACTGGAACATGCAGGATGGCTAAAATGTTCCGGAACCATTTTAGCGCGCGCTAATTGAATCGCACTATGCGAGTCAGCGCATGCCTCTGAAGTTCATCAAGCCCATGGAACCCGAGCTGGTCGACACGCCACCGCAAGGCGACGAATGGCTCCATGAAATCAAATTCGACGGGTATCGGACCCAAATCATCAAGGATGAAAACGGGATCCGGCTGTTCACCAAGAACGGTTACGACTGGACCGGCCGCTATATCGAACTTGCCGGAGAGGCGGAGGCGATCGAGGCGGAAAGTTTCATCATCGATGGCGAGACAATCACGGTCAACGAAGCCGGCCTGTCCGACTTCCACGCCCTGCAATCAGCCGTTACCCGCCGTAAGCCGTCGCGCGACCTGTATTTGGTGGCATTCGATCTCCTGCACCTGAACGGGCATGATCTGCGCAACATGCCGGTGGAAGACCGCCGCGAGATCCTGCAGGCATTGATACCAGCCGTCGGCCGCATTCAGGTCAGCAAAGCCATGCCCGGCACTGGCGATGCGGTTTATCACCTGGTCGACAGGGCGGGGCTGGAGGGCATGGTCTCAAAGCGCAAGGACAGCGTCTACCGCAGCGGGCCGACGATGAACTGGCGAAAGATCAAATGCTATGCCGAAAAGGAAATGGACATCATTGGCGTGCAGCGCGAGGCTGGGAAGCCGGCAATGGTGCTCATGGCCGACAAGGGTCGCTATGCTGGCGGCGCCTTCGTTGCCTTTAAAGCCGACAAGCGTCAGCGATTATGGGATCGCGTGCAAGGGAAGGTCGGGGGACCAGTGCCGATCGGTCTAAAGAAAGAAAAGGCCGAATGGCTCAAGCCTGGTCTGGTCGGTCGCGTGCGGTTCCTGAAGGGCGAGGAGAAGCTTCGCCATGCCAAGCTGCTCGATTTCCGGGATAAGCAATAGACAGCGCTTGCCAGCCCAAAGCAGATGAGGAATATAATCCTCCCGTTGCGGCGATCACCCTCTAACGGAGCTCGCTACCCATGGCTAGGTCAAAACCGTCAAAGCAATTATCACAGGCTGAAATAGATCGCTTTCTGGTGGCAGCGGAAGCGCTGCACCTGAGCATCGTCAAGCCATTCATATCGCCGTACTGCGACCACTACCGGCAGACGCGCGTCCTGCATGAGGTGCTCTTAAAGGCGGTGCGGGACGTCACCGGGAAAGAAGTCGAGTTCATCCAGTGGCACACCACTGGGCCGGTTCGATCGCCTACGGCTGGATAGTGCCCACTTCCGTTCGACATTCCAGCAGATCGGGGTCAACGCACGTGAAGAATTTGAGCGGGAAGACGCAGCCAACGAGTTTTTGACCGTAACTACACCTTGATGCTCGGTGCCGGCGGCTTGATGAGCTTCGGCAAGACTTCGGGTCTGTCTAGGGCACCCGCGATGTCACCCAGGACATGAAGCGTGAGCTTGAGGAGTTGAGGAGGAAGGCGCCGAGAGGCCCCTAAAAGCGCAAGCAAGGGCCCACTACCGATCCGAGACGGACGCCAACTCTTATGAAAGAGGAGAGCGGCCCATTGGCAAGTTCAATTGCAGTACGTATAGGTCGTCACCGGGTGAGGCGGGCGAGTCTTCTTGGGCAAATTCTTCAAAGCGGCTGGCGGACAACTTGTCACTGCGACGTGCGCAGTGCAGGCGTTCGCGTGGCTTTTCGGGTGGTTTGATGACCTCACCAAGGCGCTCACTGAACACCGAGATTTGACAATCATAGGGATTTGTTTGTATTTCGGCCTTTACTATATCACCTACGACGCGACCCTCCGTGCCCAGAAGCGCCGTTACACTGACCGCCTGAAAGGCGCGTCGTTGCGCAAAATTCCGGTGAACCAAAGGATGGGTACGAACGTTAGGCGACCAGGCAGAGCCAGAAAGGACGTGTTGTAATGTCGGCAATCGTCATGGCTGCGATAGTGGCAACATTTTGTTACCCCCTGATTAGTTCGCTCATTCTGAAAATGACCGAGCGCACAAGGGATGAGTTTGCGGATCTAGTGCGCAAACTCTTAGTTGATCCGTCTGTCAGCGAAGACAGGAAGGTTTTCATTAGCTCGATGGTGGATGATGTCTTTGACTGGCGGTTCATGGCAATGGCGTCGGTAGTGTTTCCGCTCGTTGTGCTGACTCATAGGGTGGAAAGGGACCTTACGGGAGAAGATCGAGCCTTTTTTGAGCGTGAAGACGCCAAACGGTTGATTGTCTTGCACATGAAATCTGTCATGGCAGCCTCACCGATTTTTACCATCGTATTTCTGATCACGTCTACCCTCGCTTTGCTTCTCAAGGTATTCTCGTTGGGTATGTCTATAAGGATTCTGGCTTGGGCCGACACCGTGAAGAATGTCTCGCCTGCCGCAGGCCGCCATCATTTCATGCGTTTAGCCAGCTGAGCGCAGGATACCGCGATAGAGCTTGGCGACAGCGTCTAGGCGAAAACATCTAAAACAGGTACGCGAACATAGCGTTTGCTGCGCCAATCGAATCTCAAGCCGGCCGGGGTCGAAACCTCGAGCCGGCTTTTTTGTGCCTTCATGGCGGGCCTGCTGGCGCTTTGCCTTCCTGATCCTCTGCAAGTCCTGGGTGTGGGTCTTCACCCCGCCGCAAGCGAAATGAGCCGGGCCGCAGTTGGTGTTCACGTCCGGAGCTAGAAGGGCGAGGGGCGCTTGTGTTCGACAGTCCACCGGTCGTTGTGACGGTGCACCGGCTCGCTGCAGTTGCAGCACGGCGCGATGTTATGGCCGGTGCAATTCTCGGTGAAGATAGCTTGTCGACGCTTGGCCGACATGCGGGCGCGGGGAGTGTTGGTGGTCACGGCTTCTGCATCCTTACCCCCGCTCCGCCGCCATTCTCTGGGATTAACTCCACTCCCGCCGCCTCAAATGCGCGCTGAAGTACTTCAAGCGTGGCATTTTGCGGTGTCGATCGGCCGGCTTCGAAGTTGCGGATTGTTGCGTTGCCAATCTTCGCCGCGTCGGCCGCATCCTGCTGGGACCAGTTGAGAAGGGCGCGGGCAGCGCGGCATTGAGCGGGCGTCATCATTCTTCTCCAGTAGCGCATACTAGCGATAAACGCTAGCCCTATCGAATAACGCTTGCATTTAGGTTAATAGCGTTTATGGTTATCCATAGCGAAAATCGCTAACATCTGATGGAGAGAAGACCATGCCGAACAGCTCTGTTCGGGCAGCCGCCGAAGGCATGCCCATTTTCCAGCCCTTTGGATTTACCGGAGAGAAACCATGATGAACGGCTCGCCAGGATTTCCCCAGCTCCGCCGTCTCTTCGGGTCGCTTCAGCGCCACGACTCGGTGACCATTGCTGAGCGGGCAACACCCCCCACAATCCAAGCAGGGACATCAATCATGAACCAGCATGTCAATCGCCGCGCCATTCTCTCGTCATCAGCAATCGCTACGGCTGCAATAGCTGTCGCCGGCCAAGAGGCGAGGGCGAGGGCAGGGGACGCATCTACCCCTAGCGTGTCTCGTGAGTTGGAAGGCCTCATCGAGGCGAAGCACGCTGCCTACGCCCGCTTCATCGCCGCGATCGATGTGGCAACCGACCTGGAAGAGGCGCATCTGCCGAAGACGGCCGAACTCTTCGTTCCCTTGTCCATTGGAGGGGGGCAGTCTCGTAGCCTCCGCTACAGCGAACTGGAGAGCATCGAAGCCGATCTGAGCGATGACATCAAGCGACGGTATGCCGAGCAGCAACAGAAGCTGGCGGCACTGGCCAAGGTGGCGCCAGATCTTGGCAAGCAGTCGAGCGCCGCGCTTCGCAAGGCCGAGCAGGCCGATCTGCGGACGTTGAAGAAACTGATCAAGGAAGAGCGGGCACGGCGTAGCGATGTCGGGCTTGAACAGGCGATCAACGAACGCAACGAGGCTTCCGACGCCGAACGCTACGCGCTGAACGCTGTGTGCACCTATCGCTGCACCACCATGGAGGAACATCGCGTTAGGGCCAAGTTCTTGATGGAGTTCGCCACTGGCAAATACGGCGACCTCCAGACTGAGGACATTGACGCGCTGCTCTGGTCATTCCTTCCGGAAGAAGCATTGGATGAAGCGGTCAGGGCCTCGGAAGGCGCAGCCTGA